TTTAACATTTTAATCACCACTTGACTCTGGCACCAATACTGGAGTATTCTCAGCAGCTTCTGCTTCTTTAATCTGTATTTCTATAATTTCTTTAGCACCTAAAACTTTTAAATAAGAATTTTTAGCTGTTATAAGTTGAGATTCTAATTGCTGTATTTGTTTTGATAATGTCGAAGACTGCTCATCTATTTGCTTATCAAAATTTTTAAGATTTTCTAATGATACTCCGCAAGACATTTTTAATATGTAACTACTTTGAGTATAACCCTAGAATTATCTATTAACAATCATTGTAGTCTCTTGCTATTTGTCCACCTATCTCTGATCCTTTATCCTGTGCAAACATGGTTACAAATCCTGCAGCAAGCCATCCAACGATTGGTATGTTACTAAATGCAGGTGCAGCTTTAACTCCTACAGAGGCTCCTACGACTTTTCCTGTAGCGTTTCCACTACCTTCTACTTTTATGCAAGCAATGTCTTTCTCAGTCATTACGGTTCCCTCTACTCCATCTTTACCTAATTCACGTTGCATTGTATAAGTTTCTCTCAAACTTAATTTTGACTCTTTACCACCAAATAATCCTTTCGGCTCAGTAAGTAACTTAACTCTGTTTAAAACTTTTGGATCGTTTGCTTTATATTTAATACTGTAGCCTTTTTCAGATGCAACAATACTGTAAGAAGTGTATGGACCAACTGGGAAATTAACATTAGGATATGGACTTTTAAATCTATTAGTAACTAAAGTACTCATCAAAGAGATATTAGATATCCCTAAGATGGATACTAAAGCTATTATTCCCCAATTTCTCCTATACCTGCTATACATTTTTCTTAGAACTAGTCTCTGTCACTATTTTAATCGGAGCCTGTTCGATACGCAAGATCTGAGTAGGAGCAGTTTGAGATGCTTTCTCTATTAACTTTTCAAGGTCAGCTTTAGTTAAACTTGAAGCACCAGAAGCATTATTTTTATCCATTTTCATGGTTCCATCTCCTCTTTTACGTGCTGCTTCCACGCCAAAACTGGAAAGGACTCCTGTCAGAATCGAAGCCGGAAATGTAATATCCTTGGGCTCATTTGCATAACCTGGTATAGATATGTAGTTCAAGCTGACGATGAATCCGGACCACCCAACTACGACAAGCCTTACTATAACTGAGATAAAGGCTAATTGCTCTTCTTTGTCATCAATGTTTTCTTTGATTTTTGTAAAAACATTTTTTTTCTCTTGTGTCTTAGGAGACTCTTTTGAATTTTCAGTCATTTTATAATCTCAATACATACTAAGTCTACCCTCATGTAAACTTATGTATAGTAATTAAAAGGTACTAAAAATGCGGAAATTATTCCCTTTGTTGATATTGATATTTGCCCCAGCAGCCAGAGCAGATATCACTCATAAATTATCTAGCAGCATACAGCTACAAGTAAACGCTGCTGCCACTCAAGTATCACGAATCGGAAATAGCTATAGTGTTTCTGGAAACAATGTAACTACTCAGTATACACCTGAAGGTGGTTCAGCTACTAACTCAATTGGTTCATTGACGATATCTTCAGGAGTTGGTTCAATACCTACACTTTCAGCAGTGCAGGCAACAGCAGGTGAATCTTGGAGTTTCACTCAATCATTTACACAAGCGGATGCTATAGCAACAAGTGCTCCAAGTACAGGTGCCGTAAGTGCTTATTCTGATCAAACTTCAACTGCAGCAGGGGTCGCAGGATCACTTGCAGGTACAATTGATTCATCTTCAACAATAGCTCTAACAGCTGGTGGAGCTGGCACAGTGGCTACAGGCCAATTTGTAAGCGAAATTTCAATAAAATGAAACTAAAGGATCATGCCTTTGCAATAAAAGAAAAAGAAGATGATGAGACAGATGAGAAAAATAATACCTGTAATCTTTCTAAGTCTGATGAGCACGACTGCGAAGGCAGTACCAGTAGTTCCAAACTTTAATACAGGCGTACTTCAGTCTCATACTGAGACTACTTCAAAAGTGACTGAGACAATAAATGTAATCGATTATCAAACAGGCTGGCAATATACCGTAACTGGCAATAATATAAAGACAGATAGTAGTAGTTTGGTTCCTCCAGCCAAAAGTGTTACTCAAACGCTGAATGGAGTTAATTCAACGTGGACAAATTTAGATTCCTCAAATATGCCAAACTTCTCGATCATAGACGAGACAAAGCCTTGGCAGATGACAACTACACTGAGCCAGCCAGGATTGAAGTCACAGACGATAATCCAGAGGACTACCGACATAAAATCTGTAACAGATACAACTTCAACCTTCAGTCAGTAAAATATTTACTTTTAGCTTTAAATATATTTAGTGCTCCTATATATGCAAACGAGGTGGGAGGGGTTTCAGCTACTGCAAACCCGATTGCGAATTCTTCTGGGTCAGTCTCAAATTTGGCGGTGCAAAATTTAGCCGGACCGTACCTTACTAATACATATGGAGGTGGGGTGTCCTGTCAAGGATCTACTCTTACAATTACTCCTTTTGCTACATTGCAAGACTCATGGAAAGAACCTTATGAACCTTCTTATCTCGATAACGTGTATGACAATTCAGATGTAGATAATGATGGTTTATTAGACAATCCTGGGGCTATTCTTTATCAAAAACCTGTAAGAACAGGTCAAAAAACAAATCACAATATTGGATGGGGTATCAGTATGAATATAACCATACCGCTTGATAAAAGACACAATGAAAATTGTCTACGTGCTTCCAGCAGTCAGAATCAAATAAATAAACAAATATTAGCTAATAAAAGATTAGATTTCGAGATGGCAAGATTGAAGCACTGTGCCGAGCAAAAACGGCTGGGAGTGACGTTTGCAAAAACTAGTCCATCAGCTCAGATTTGTGCGGATATTGTAGTTGCAAATCCTCACGGTGTTGTTCCTAATCATCGTCATTCGATTCCGAAATAAGTTTCTTTTTTCTTTTCAATCCTTTAAATTTTTCTCTATCTTTTTTTCCTAATAAACCTTTAATTCTCTTTATAAGTTGCTTTATTAAGGGCTTTATTAATTTTAATAAGATGGGTGTCGCAGCTGCTGAAGCTGTTGCTACGACTGCAATTGCAGCTGTAGTGCTTACTTGTGATGTATTAGGAAGTAATTTTTCAAGACTAGAGCTTGGTTCATACAAAATTACACAAATATTTCCTTGTAATTCATGACCTACAACTATTTCATCTCCACTACGTGTTAAATCTCCAACTCTTGGTTGATTTGGAGCTGGGCATTCTTTCTGATTATCTTTTGGTATGTTATCTAATTTTGGATCAGGAGTTCCTAGTTCACTTTCATTATTTTTTTCTTCTTCTTTTTGTTCTTGTTCTTTTCTTGGGGCAGTTCGTACATTAGGAACTACAGCATCTTCAACATAAATTAATTCTTCTGGCTGGTAATCTATTGCTTCATAAGTAGGAGATCCAGCATCACATAAAACTACATTTCCCCTCTCATCCTCATCTACTAAATTTTTTGATTTTTTGTTTAAATCATTAAATTTAACACAGCCCGGCAAATCTATGATTGGATTACCAATCTGTAAAGTTACTGGAGGACTCTGCGGTAATGATTGTACAGTAGAAAAATAATAATTATCAAGTTTAGGAATAACTACAGTATTTATTGAAATTTCTGGAATATCAGACAATTTTAAAAATTAGTTGTAGGTAGTTTAGGTACAACCGGACCAGTAACATCAGGTATAGGAAGAGAGTCTCCTAAAGATTCTCCTAGATTACCTGTAATCGATTCCATAGCTTTTTCTTTTATAGTATTTATTATTGCATCTTTATTGATGTAAACAAATAAACCACTACCTACAACTGTTAAAGAGAGTACTCCTGAAGCAACGGCTATTGCATTAAAAATTTTCTGCATTTTTTTAGTATTTATTTAAATTTTACTAAATTGATCTAATTACTGCAAGTTGCTAATAATTATCTCGTTTCAACTAGGTTCTGTAGGCCAAGTGATATTATATGGATCAGATTGTGTTGTAATATCACGCAAAGCTTGTCTATAGGTTTTCCAAGCATCGGATAATGTAAGATCGCTACTAGCTCTCCAATCTGTTGCTAGTAACTTACGATCTCTTTCAACTCTTATATTTTTCCATTTTTGATTTATAAGAGCTGTTTGCTCATCTGAAGTTGTAGATTCTACTTTTACAGTGTAAACTTTATCCTCACTTTGCACATAATAAGGACTTACAGTGGTTACTTTTTGTGTTGGTTCTGTACAATCACCTATTATTCCTGCACCACATTTCGATGCTATTGGTTTAATCATTTCATTTAATAGAT